CAGAATCTTATTAAGTTTAATGGTGTTCAATTACCAGGTGGAATTACTCTTAATGGAAGAGAAACATATGAAGATGCAATAAAAGAACTAGAAATAATTGAAGACCAACTTAGGAAGGAGTACGAACTACCACCTATGGATCTTATAGGATAATGTCATGCCACTCAATCCATATTTTCTACAAGGTGCTGCAAACGAACAAAGATTAGTTCAAGACATTATCAACGAACAATTGAAAATGTTTGGGCAAGATGTTGTTTATCTGCCTAGAAAAATAGTTAATAAATCAAATATTTTAAATGAAGTAACATCATCTAAATTTGATGATGCTTTTAGAATAGAAGCATATTTAATGAATTATGAAGGATTTGAAGGGTCTGGAGATATACTTACAAAATTTGGTGTACAAACAACTGATTCAGTAACCTTTGTAATTTCTAAGGAAAGGTACGAAGATTTTATTACTCCATTTTTGGATGATGAAGTAGAATTGACAAGTAGACCACAAGAAGGAGACTTAATTTATTTTCCATTAGATAATACAATATTTGAAATTAAGTATGTTGAGGCTAAAAAACCATTTTATCAATTACAAAAACTTTATGCTTATACATTAAGTTGTGAAGTATTTGATATGGCACTTGATGATCAAATAGAAACAAGTATCGAGTCAGTTGATAAGGCAGCAGTAGAATTTGGATATACTGTAACACTTGCTATGGTTGGTTTGGGTGCAAGCACTGCAACTGCAACTGTTGAAAGAGCAACTGTGGGAAGTGGATTAACAGTTGGAAATAGTGTCCAGTATATTGATTTAATTAATGATGGAACTGGTTATACTGCTGCACCAACTATTGGTATTTCTACTGCACCTGTACTTGGTGTAAATGCAAGTGCTGTTGCTATAATGACTAGTCGTACTGGGCAAACTTCATCTGGATTATCTATTGATAGAATTTTACTAACTAATCCAGGTTTTGGTTATACACAAACACCAACACTTACTATAACTCCTACAAATTCATATGGAGTTGGAGCAGCTGCTACTGTTGTTATTTCTGAAAGAGGATTGGGACCATTTAATATTACCAATGCTGGTGCAGAATATGGAGTAGTACCGAATGTTACTGTTGAACCTGCAACAACTGGAGGAATTGCAACTGCTCATGTAGGTACAGCTGGTACTGATAGAAGTAGTGTTGGTATATTAACTGGACTTACTCTTACTGGTGGTGGTCTTGGATATAAGAGCACTCCATCAGTTACAATTGCAGCACCACCTGTGAGAATTGGAGTGGTAACTAACTTTAGTCCATCCCAACAAGGATCTGGATTCCAAGTTAATGATGAGGTATTAATTAGATATAGAGATGGTTACTATCAAGGTATTGGTACTGATGCATACTTGAAAGTTACTGCTATCAGTGGTACTGGGGCAATAACTGGAAGTGAGATAAAATATGGTGGGCATAGTTATGATAAGGATAAGTACTATCAAGTAGATCCACCAAATGGTGGAACTCCTGCAATAGATTACTTCTATAATGCTAATTTCCTTGGTCTTTCTACAAATACTCAAGATACTGGAACTACAGCAACAGCAACTTGTAGTATTACTGCAGGACTTGTAACCTCAATAACATTAACTAATCCTGGTGTTGGATATACTTCTCCACCAACAGTTACTATTGCTAATGATTCATCTATTAAAGATACTATATCTGGAGTTGCAGATGCTATAGCAGAAGCAGTTTTAGGTGCTGACGGTACAGTTATTGCTATAAGATGGAGTAATGCTGGTGCAGGATATGATTCAGCACCATCAGTAACAATAGATCCACCTGCCACATCAATTTCTGGTGATTATATGTTTAAAGAGGTTGTACGTGGTGTTGGATCTGGCACTACTGCACTTGTTCAGAGTTGGGATGCAGATACAAGAATTCTTTTAGTCAATAATATTAGTGGAGATTTTATAGCAGGAGAAAGAGTTGTTGGTATTGGAACTACACTAAATGGATCTGATGCAACATACATAGTTAAATCAGTATCTGATCAAGATGATACTGATCTATATGGAGACAATTCTCCATTTGAAACTGAAGCAGATTCAATTTTAGACTTCTCAGAAAATAACCCATTTGGTGAATTCTAAATAGATAATATAAGTAAACCTCAATATTATGCTAGGAACGTACTATTACCACGAAATTATTAGGAAGACTATCATAGCTTTTGGTACTCTTTTTAATACAATTGATATTAAGCATAAGAAGCAAGATGGTAGTGCATATAGTACTACAAGAGTTCCTATTGCTTACGGTCCAAGAGAGAAATTTTTAGCTAGATTAGAGCAAAAACCAGATTTAAGATCACGAGTAGCAATAACATTACCACGATTAGCATTTGAATTAACTAGTATTCAATATGATAATGAGAGAAAGGTTTCTACAATGCAGACCTTTAAGACTCTTACTAGTGGTACTAAAAAGGCAAGAAGAGTTTATATGCCAGTTCCATACAATCTTGGATTTAGATTGAATGTAATGACTGAGTTTAATGAGGATTCATTACAGATTGTTGAACAAATTCTTCCAGTATTTCAACCTTCATTTAATTTAACTATTGATTTAGTTGAAGCAATTGGTGAAAAAAGAGATGTACCAATGATTTTAGAAAATGTAACTTTTGATGATAATTATGAAAGTGGTATGGAAGAGAAAAGAGTTATAACACATACATTAGAATTTACTGCAAAGACTTATCTATTCGGTAATGTTCCAAGTGCTGGTACAGGTCTCATTAAGAAGGTTCAAATTGATAAGTATACTGATACTGCAAATACTAAGACTGCATCTAGAGAACTTAGATATGTTGCTGAACCTAGAGCACTTCAAGATTATAATAATGATGCTACTACAAATTTAACAGAAGATATTACATCAACTAAGACACAATTTAATGTTGCTGATGCAAATAATCTTTCAGTTAATGGTTACATAGATATTGGTAATGAATTGATGATGATTAAATCTATTACTGGTAATACATTAGTAGTTAAGAGGGGATCTGATGGTACTACTAAAGAATCACATATTAATGGAGATGTTGTTAATATTGTAAATACTGCAGATGATGTCCTTGTTGAACTTGGTGATGATTTTGGATTTAGTGAACAACGTTATGATTTTAGTGATGGTAGAGTTTGGAGTCCCACAAAAGGAGCTGACGTATGAGTAAATTTGATGCTATAAACAATTCCTTAGACATTCAAGTTGTTAAAGAGGCTGAAGATACTCTGAAAAGAGGAAAGGATCAACTAAAGAAACTTGAGAAAGGTAAAGATAATCATACTCTTGATTATGAGTATACAAGAGGTAATCTTTATTCTTTAATTGAGAAAGGTCAGGAAGCACTTGATCGTATTATGGAAGTTGCCGAAGATGGTCAACAACTACGAGCATTTGAAGTTGTTAGTCAATTAATTAAGAATGTTGCTGATACAACTGATAAATTAATTGATTTACAGTTAAAGATGAAAGATTTAAATCAGGAACAAGCAAAAGGACCATCTACTGTTAATAATGCATTATTTGTTGGTTCTACTGCAGAATTACAAAAACTATTAAAGAAGGGGATGGATAAATGAAGAATTATAGACAATTTACAGAATCATATCTTCGTATTCAAGAAAGGGGTTCTACTTATGCTTTAACTATTAATTGGAGGGGAAGGACATTATTCACACAAATGTTTTTTCCTAATGTTTTTACACGACCAACTAGAAGTTCTGTATTGCAATCAATAAGAAAGATATATCCAAATGCGAAATTAATATCATATAACCCATCAATGAGAGATCCTAACAAACCATTACTAGTATCTGGTGAACAATAAAAATTATGGCTGATAACATATATCTGGGTAATCCTAATTTAAAAAAGGCAAATACTCCAGTTGAATTTGATGCAGAACAAATATCAGAATTCATCAAATGTAAAGATGATCCAATATATTTTGCTCGTGAATACATTAAGATTGTAAACGTTGATGAAGGTCTCGTTGGTTTTGATATGTGGCCTTTTCAGGAAAAGTTAATTGAAAGGTTTCATAATAATAGATTTAACATTTGTATGATGCCTCGACAGACTGGTAAGTCTACGACATCGGTATCATATCTGTTACATTATGCAATATTCAACGATAATGTAAATATTGGTATTCTTGCTAACAAGGCAGCAACTGCAAGAGATCTACTTGGTAGATTGCAGATTGCTTATGAAAACTTACCTAAGTGGATGCAACAAGGTATTCTTGTATGGAACAAAGGTAGTTTGGAACTAGAGAATGGTTCTAAGATTATGGCAGCATCAACGTCTGCTGCTGCTGTCCGAGGTATGACCTTTAACATCATATTCTTAGACGAATTTGCTTTCGTGCCTAATCATATTGCGGAGGATTTCTTTAGTTCAGTTTATCCTACTATTTCATCTGGTACATCTACTAAAATTATAATTGTATCTACTCCTAAAGGTATGAATCATTTCTACCGAATGTGGCACGATGCAGAGAATGGTGAGAGTGATTATGTTCCTACTGCTGTTCATTGGAGTGAAGTTCCTGGTAGAGACTCTGCATGGAGAGAGCAAACAATCAAGAACACATCAGAGCAACAATTTAAGGTTGAATTTGAGTGTGAGTTCTTAGGATCTGTTGATACTCTTATATCTCCAGCAAAACTAAGATCTCTTGTATACGAAAAACCGATTACATCAAATAGTGGTTTGGATATCTATACACCACCTGAAAAAGATCATGATTACTTATGTACAGTTGACGTTGCTCGTGGTGTCGGAGAAGATTATTCTGCTTTCGTTATAGTTGATATAACTCAATTTCCACATCAAGTAGTAGCAAAGTATAGAAACAATTCAATCAAACCTATGCTATTTCCAAATATAATATACGAAACAGTGAGGGGGTATAATAACGCATGGGTTTTATGTGAAGTAAATGATGTAGGAGATCAGGTTGCTGCTATTTTAAATTTTGATTTAGAGTATATGAATCTTCTTATGTGCTCTATGAGAGGTAGAGCAGGTCAGATTGTAGGTCAAGGATTCTCTGGTAATAAGACACAGTTGGGTGTAAAAATGTCTAAGACTGTGAAAAAGGTAGGATCATTAAATCTAAAACAAATAATAGAATCAGATAAAATTTTATTTAAAGATTTGGATATTATTTCAGAATTAACTACTTTTATATCTAAGAGTAATTCATTTGAGGCAGAGGATGGGTGTAATGATGACCTTGCTATGTGCTTAGTAATATATGCATGGTTAGTTCAATGTGACTACTTTAAAGAGCTTACAGATCAAGATGTAAGGAAGAAATTATATGAAGATCAAAGAGATCAGATTGAGCAAGATATGGCACCTTTTGGGTTCATTAGTGATGGTACAGATGATATTTCATTTGTAGATCCAGAAGGAGATAGATGGTATACAGATGAGTATGGAGATAAGGGTGGAGGAATGGAATACATGTGGGATTACATGTAAAAACGCATGTAAGGGTATCCAATTTATAAATAAATCTAGATAAATTGATACCTTTAGAGGGGAAAAACAT